GTCTTGGTTAGTACTTGCGCCCTTATCTGTTGCGATATTGGCATCTGTAATAATTGGCAGACCCAGTAATGAGTAACCTGAGTTATTACCGTAGTTAGGGTATCCCTCGCCAGTTCCCATAGCATTAACTGGATTATAGGCAGTAGGTACTACTAACGGACGATTTTGGCCATCTAGACCAGCTAGGAAAAATCCTAGACGGCGTGGATGCATAATTATCGCGTTAGGTGATGCGAATACGTTTGACTGAATTGACTGGATGGCATCTGCGATCTTAGGGAAAACGCCTGCGACTGTACCAGTGGTAGCAGTATAGGTTACTAAGATTCCTGTAGTCATACCCTGGATTCCTAGCGGTTGACCATTAGATCCTGAGCCATTTAGTAATAGATCGTCTAGCTTTGTGTTATATGCACGTAGTAAGTCGCTAATAATAATTGACTCTAAGTTATATCCGCGTAGTAGGGCTTGCTTAGATACGCTGTTTTGTCCAGCTACAGTATTTACGTTGACTGTAAGTGTGCTATCAGCTGGATCCTGAGTTACTGCCGCTGTATTCTGTGAAGTTTGTGCCGCTACGTTTGTACCTGTACCAATTAGGGACAATACGACCGACATACCCTGGGCAGGTAATACATGCTTACGAGAAGCATCTGCGAACGGACGACCTGCGCGTAGTTTAGGAGCATATAGATCTACTAGATATTGCGGTACGACCAAGCCTCCAAAATCGCCAGTTGAAGTCGCGCGATACTCTACGTTCATTTCTTGTTGATGACGACGGATGCGATCCGATGCTGCTACGTCAGTATTAAAATGCGCCTTAACAGCGTCAGATAAAAAGCTATTCTCGCTGCGTTGATGATAGGTAACAGGTTCGCTAACTACTTTAATAGCTTCGCGCTTTTCGCTAGCTGGTTTTGAGCTATCTACCTTAGCGGCTAGATCTGCGGCCTTAGCGTTGCGTAGTTCCATATCTGAGATCTGCTCGATTCTTTCATCGAGTTTCTTTACTTCGAGGTTAAGAGCTTCAATATTAGCTAGCTCTACCTCTGTTACGTCGCGAGTCTCCTCAGCGGCGCGGTCTACGATCGTCTGGATCATAGAGGTCTTAGTCTCGCGCTTTTCGCGTAGACCATCTAAAAAGTTATTTCCCACGTTTTACTCTCCTAGAATAAAGGTTAATTATTTGTCGTAGAGGTGTCGATCTATAACGTGGCGAGGTGTCGCATAACGCGAGGTGTCGCACCTGTTAAATCGAGGTGTCTTACTCTCCTAATATCTTACTATATTTTACGTAAAAGTTTTAGAATAGCTAACGCTTTATCTATTCTATTTTGGTTTTTAGTAGCTATATTATCCGCCCAGGATTTACCTGCATCGCCGCCCCATAAAGCCCAGGCGATTCGACCATTACTAGGATAGCCGTTCTCTCCTGGACTAAACCCCTCACCTTTTTTATCGACCTCGTGACGTGCAAAAAAAGATCGCATACGTAAAACAGTCTCTATAGGTAAAGACTTACCACCTGCAATATCTCGTCCTCTCGCAATACCTACGGCTGTACCGCCGCGTCCATACTCCTCGCGCCAGTCGAGGCCGCGTTGCGCCTCAGATCTCATAGCTGCCGTAGGTTTATAGCTATCCTGTCGCTGCGTTATTGGTTGCCACGCGTTACAGTAGTAATTAGCGGCTATTTCATCATCCCATTTAATACAGTATCCCTCTACGTTATATCCGCAGTTACCGCAGTTACGACCGTCTGGGACGTCTGGACTACTGGCAGGTCTGTAATTATCTGGTAAAGCTCTTTCGCCATACTCAGCTATATTCACAGCTGTTAGCTGATCTTGAGCCTGCGCCTCTGTCCTATGGCAGCCTATAACCTCATTATTAGAGTCTTTTACGACTGCATAGCCATTACACTCAGGATGACTATTTACGATGCTGTATGGCATCTAAAATCGCTTTAGCTGTATCGAGTCTAGGCGTACCTAGTGGCTCCTGAGAGCGAACACCGTTAACAGTAGCTAGATCTCCATAGGCTCCAAAAGTAACTAGAGATACCTCGGCTAGATGCGCTTTAAGTCTCTCTATAACGCCATCTGTACGCTTACGATTTTTAATTGGCATAAAGCCAATAGAGAGCTGGTCTAGTGCGCCATCCTTAACTAGCTCTAACGCATCATCTCCCTCGCGTGTACGACTTACCTTAAACTCAGCGTAAAGCCCCTCATCTGTCTCACGTAGCAGCGTGGCTCTACCGATAGGATTTTTAGAATCGTGGTTTCTTAACAGCTTCACGCGATGAGCTGCCTTAATAACCTCAGCAAAAGCGCCGCGTCTAAAGACCTCAGTCGTATCGCCTATACGCTGTTCCTTGTCGTATGGAACGGCTATACCGTAAATCGTGCGACCGCCGTTTTCGTCCTCGCGGATTTCTAAATCCAGTGCATAGCTGCGGATTTCATTAGTACTCATACGTCTAATTCATCCTCCTCATCATATTCAGGAGCTTCGATTATATCGATAGGCTCATCGTCTATAGGATTAATAGGATCTCTATTCTCCATATCTCTCACCTCGTCTACAGTTAAAAAGCCATTAGTAAGACCTACTGCGTGAGCTTGATAACGCGAGAGCGTATCTGTACGTAACAGCGTGTCATAGTTAAATTTCGCTGTCTGACCTCGTACTAATAAATCTGATAGCGCCTGCTCTATTCTCTCAGCTATTGGCTGTATCGACCATCGCACTAGCTGTAGATTTTCTTGTTCTACGTTAGCGTAAGTACGAGAGCTATTAGGCGCACCTAAATAATATGCAGGTAGTCCTAAAATATTAGCGGCCTCTGTAAGCCCCTGTATCTGCGCCTCTATTAGCTGTGACTCTTGCGCGTTAGATGAAAGTATCTCAAAATCTGTAGTCGAGTTTAATACCGCAGGCTGGCGATTACGACCGCTGTACATAGATAGCCAAGCAGTTTTGAGAGCGTCAGCCTCCTCCTGTGTTAAATCAGGATTACCAGATTTAATAACAGCTGTCGGATTTACGCCGCCATCAAAGTAGCGAGATGCGTACTCATTAATCGCTATCTCTTTACCTATTGCCTGTTTTTGTGTCTCTACAATACCGCGTCCGAAAAATTCTCCAGGTAATGCAAAATTCTTTATATGTAATATATCGTCAGCATCGTAAATCTTGTTATCTATTCTATAAACCATACGCCCATCAACACGCGTTAGATTTACTCTATCGATAGCAACAGGATAAAACATCTCAGGTAATCCATTATTACCACGATCACCTAGTACCGCTATATAGTTACCGTCTAAGATTAAAGACGCAGCCATAGCGCTTATAGTTTCCATCCGCGTCTCTTGCGGATTAGGACGCATTAAAATAGACGGCGTAGGTTTAATTACTCTACCGTTACGATAACTGTGTAGACCTAGTGCGCCTATTGCATCTGCTATTAATGTTACGCCACGATAAATAGCTGGTACGCCTAGCGCTGTATCAGTATCTACATAAGAGCCAGACCAATTAGCTTGAAAAGCTCTACCGACTCTACCTAGTGAGTCTACGTAGCCAGATGACGTATATACTACAGACGGCTGTATCTGCCGTTTTAGTAGTCGTCCTAGCATTATTTAATCCTTCTCTCCATAGCAATACCAAAGAGTATTAAAAAAGACCCTCCTAATACTATCGCAGATGGCGCATAAACTAGGTACGCACCTGCCGTAATTGTTATAGATCCTATAAGCTGCATAGCGATCGGTATATATTTCATTAGTAGATTTTGCTCCTTTGTACTGGCATCTCTATCGGTTCATTTACCACGCCGTATCGTGCCAGTGTTGCAGCCACTAGCGGCGTAATGTTATTAGTACTGTTTCGCGACCAAGCCCAGGAGTCGCCTAGCGCTCTCTTAGTAGATCCTACGATGGCCTGTCTTAGATTAGGGTCGTCTAGGTGACAGATACTTTTAGCCTGGACAGCATCATAAAACGATCCGCAGGCTCTAGCGTAATCTCTCAGACCTACGCTGATTACGGCTACGCCTGCATTTTCTAGCTCTCCTATCATTGACGAGGCTGGAGAGCCACTATCTATAACTACTGGCGCGTCCCACTTTTTAGCAATTTCGATTAGACGAGGCAGTACCCAGTTAGCGCCGTCTCTGGCCTCAATAACCTCGACTGGCGTTTTCTCTTTTACTAAACCAGATGCAGCTATAGAGGATTTATCACGCTCCCGAGATATGTCTACACCTAAGACGATTTTATTACCTATTGTTATATCGGTACGAGCTAGGCTATCCCAGATACCTACGTCTATTACAGCTACCGCATCTAAGGCAGGCCAGACGTTTAGCCACTCCTTAGTAAATATCTCTGGACTGTTAGTCGTAGCAGCTTCTCTTACAGCTTCAATTAGTACGCCATTAGATTCACCTAAAGAAGGTATCGACTGCGCCCATACTGACTCGTCTAAATAATCAAACTTGTCATCGCGTGGAGCCCACTCAAACCAGGCTAGACGCGTCTCTTTATCGTTAATGTTAGCGTGAGCTACTTCCCTGTAATGCTGTAGTAATTCGCTCTTACCTGGGATACCTGCGTTAGACAGAATCCATAGCTGTCCATCTTTACGAGTAGCTAAGGTTGGTTGCAGTGACGCGATAAGACTTAGAGGATGCATAAGAGCTTCATCTATAACCATAAGATTAAGGCTCATACCTCGCGCACCTTTATCGTTAGGCGTGACGATGCCATAAGTTGATCCGCTTTTCATATACAGTCGCTCGCTGCCGTTTATATAACTGATTCTGTGTATATGTTTAGAGATGGCAGGGCAGCGCTCAAAGCTGTTTATATGCTCCTGCCACTTAAGTTTAGCCATATTACGATCCTGAGCTGTATAAGCTACGTGATGACGAGGCTTCAATAGCTCATAGGCGATACGCGTCTCTACTAGCTTAGACTTTCCAGACTGTCGACCTACGGCTACGCCTACAGTCCTATACCAGTAATGTCCGTCTACCTTCTCTAACGCTGTATCCGATACCTGGCGCTGCCATCCATACAGGCTAAAGCCCATTAGGTTAGCGACCTTCTCTAATCTTTCACCATCACTAGGTAGAGCTAGATCTCTAGCAGTTGCCCATCTAGGAGGACATACAGTAGCTAAGTCCATAGCTCGTCTATTGAATCAGCTGGCGCTATCTTGAACCAGATCTCTCTAAGCTCTTTAGAGATTGCTGGTATTGTGTTTATGGCTTGATTCGTCTCCTCGATTTTGTCCCAGGCGCTAGTAAGACCTAGTAGCATTGTGCGCGTGACTGCATCTATGTCAGTGTGACCCTTTAGCAACCGCTTCATAGCTCTCACGTGTCTACCTGGTCTTCGTCGCCGACCAGATGAGCCTACG